TCACCAAGGATCTGGGACCAGCACCCACACTAAAGTGGATTTTCGGACAGGGGTTCCCAAAACTTCACCCTTTCGGACTTAGCCCGCTGATCTTTGATCAGGCATAGTCCAGATCCATATCTATCTATGCATTCTTCCCCAACTGTATCCAGCGGGGTCTTGGATAACTGATCCCAGATCCATTAGGGCGCCGGCACGCATTATCGGTAATAACCTAATGGATCTGGGATCAGGCGGGGCATAGCTTTAATTCTAAGTTCCCCGCCTGATAAAAGATGGCTTCGGGGACTGGAACTTTTTGATCTCTCCACCCAATTTCAGAGGTGGTCCATAACCCCAGCATTTAAACTTTTGCTGTCCCATCTAATTATCTAAAATGGTATTTCATCCTCATCGGAATCAATACAATTTAATTCTGTATCAAGTTTCTCAATATCTTCTTTTATTTTAATTTGTAATTCTACTAATGCTAATTTCTTAGCCTGAAGAATTAACTTGTCGTGTATTTTATCTATTTTATTTTTATCAGTCATAGCGTTTTATAACATAGGATAACTTAGGAGTCAAATATTTATTTTAAAAATATTTTTTTATTAGACCCATTGTGGACACTCTAATGGATTGACATATCCTAATTTATCCTATACACTTGGACGGTGGCTGGGGATGGTGGTTAGTATATATTATAAAAAAACTACATTAGAATTATTCTAAACTGGACCATACACGTATAGGTTGTGCCGAAAATAATATTTGACATATATTTTATATAGGATATATTGGGACAAAATAAAGGAGTGAAATATGCAAACTAAAAAAATAACATTAAACGCAGATAAACGTAAAGTTGTTGCAGATCAATTTCAATCTTTTTACGAAGATAAAGTAAAAGATAAATTGATACAAGCAAAAGAACAATACGATCTTATGCGTGAAAAAGCAAAAGAGCAGATTGAGAAAGTTGTAAGGTTTCATCAACCCCAAGAGGACATTGATACAATCAGATCAATGATACAAAAATACAATAGGTCAGGTGGCGAGTTGTATCAAGATAATTGTTTTTGGGTTGAAAAACCAATTATGAAAGTTGATGATGAGGGTAGAGAGTATGAAAGCAAAGATGAAGTTCATGTAAGATTTAATATGGGTAAAAACTTTGCAAGAGCATATTATCGTGATGACATGAAAGCAAAAGGTCTTAATCCTGATTTCAATTTATCTATTAATAATGACTACTCAAAAAGAAATCCAAAATATTATGCAGATGAAACAGCAGTAAATAAATTTTTGGGTTTTAATCATTCAAGGAATGATGCAACAGGAACAGAATATCCTAAAGATAAATGGGAAAATGATTTTAAACTTTGGACAATAGGAAGTAATTATTGTCATTCAAGGCAGTTTAAAGTTGATGAAAATACATTAAACTTTTTTAAGATGTATGTTTCTAGTGCTGACAATGTAATCAAAGAACATCAACAAATGTATGATTATGTTGAGGACAAAATGCAAAAAGTAAGATTAGGTTTAAAATCTTACAGAACATTTGACCAAGCAAAAGCACTCGCAGATAAAGTCGGAGTTGTTTTAAATGAAACAATGTTAAATGAAAGTAGTTCAATGGCACTTTCAATTTATTCACCAGAAAATCTGGCTAATCTTTTGGAAGATAAAGAGGTTTTAACTAGAGATCAAAAGATCGCTATTGCAAGACAACAAATGCAACAAAGTGTAAATTAAGCTATTGACACCCTATCCTATTTAGTATAGGATAGGGACAGAAAGAGAGGAAAGAAATATGACTAAAACATTCTACATTACTTACTGGGCAAGTAAGCACAAAAAACACATAACTAGAAAAGGAAAGCACGATGATAAAAGCAGATATGGAGTTGCAAAAAATGGAACACCATATTATGTTTATTATGATTTAGATAATCATGGTTATAGAACAGCGTCGCAATCGTGGAAAGTGAGGCACTAATGCCAATAGAAATAAAACTTTTATTTATGTTTATGATTGTTGTTTGCGTTTGGGAAATGGCAAGGTCCAGATGAGTGATTATAATTGGTGCCATGGTCCTAAGTGTCATACTAATCATACACAGGATAGAATAAGAGGTGTTAAGGGTTCTAAGGTATTGAGGACCAGAAAGATAAAACAGGACTCATGGAACGAAAGAAATTACTTCTCACACTTTTGTAGTCAAGGTTGTTATACTGATTTCCTGTATGCACATTGGGAAGAATTCATTAGACTACACCCAAGGACCGAGCCACAAGAAACACCGATAGATGTAGTTGTAGAAACTCACACCGATTATCATGGCAATCCATATAAACAAAAAAGAATACAGGCTATTGACAATGCTTGACTTATCCTATATGATCCCAGATATGACAATTAGAAATATGAAAGCAACAAACCCATACTCTGGTCAATCTGAGATGTTAAGTGAAGAAGAGTTTGCTCTTTATCATTTAATTAAACATGCAGAAGAAACTGAGCAGTATGATGCAATGCAAAAAGGTTTATCTAAGTTTAGCAGGTTAAATCCTCAAGCTTATATGACCCTTTTAGATTAATAGTTGTATGCAGTAAACGCATCAACTATAGGTTGTGGCGCCAGCCAGCGCCACGCCACGCGTAGTGGTCCCAGAGCCATTCCTAATTTTGCAAATTCCTAAAAAATGTTTTTTATATCTAGCCTAGGGGTCCCACAACCTACACTAGATTTGCTGGATTTTTAGATAGATAGTGGTAAAATACTTTATAAGTTTTCAAAATACTTGTAAAAAAATTTTGCAAAAAAATTTTATGAATGAAAAATTTATACAGAACTTAGATAAGCTACCTGCTGATGTCAGAAGACAGTTTGCATTATTAGCAAATAAATATGGTGAAAAGAAAAAACAACAATCTATTCAAACTGATTTTTTAACTTTTGTTAAACATGTTTGGCCTGATTTTATAGAAGGTAAACACCACAAAGAAATTGCAGAAAAATTTAATAAGCTAGCATCTGGTGAAATAAAAAGATTAATTATTAATATGCCACCAAGACATACCAAATCTGAATTTGGATCTTATCTTTTACCTGCGTGGATGGTAGGTAGAAATCCTAAACTAAAAATTATTCAATCTACTAATACAACAGAATTATCTGTGAGGTTTGGTCGTAAAGCTAAAGCTTTGATTGACTCCCCTGAATATCAAAAAGTATTTAATACAAAACTTAGAGAAGACTCACAAGCTGCCGGCAAATGGGAAACAGCTCAAGGAGGTGAGTATTATGCAGCGGGTGTAGGTTCGGCAATAACAGGAAGGGGTGCAGATCTTTTAATTATTGATGACCCACATTCTGAACAAGATGCAATGAATGCACAAGCATTAGAACGAACTTACGAATGGTATACATCAGGACCAAGACAACGTCTTCAACCTGGTGGATCTATTATAGTAATCATGACTCGTTGGAATGAAAAAGATTTAACAGGTAGACTACTTAATGCACAAAAAGAAATTAAAGCTGATCAATGGGACATTGTAGAATTTCCTGCTATCCTTCCATCAGGTAAACCTGTTTGGCCTGAGTATTGGGAAATAAAAGATTTAGAATCTGTTAAAGCTTCTATTCCTTTATCAAAATGGAATGCACAGTATATGCAAAATCCTACTTCAGAAGAAGGAGCTTTGATAAAACGAGAATGGTGGCGTTCCTGGGAAGAGGATGATCTACCTCCTCTTCAACATGTAATACAATCTTATGATACAGCTTTTATGAAAAAACAAACCGCAGACTTTTCTGCAATTACAACGTGGGGAGTTTTTCGTCCAGATGAAGATAGTCCACCGAATTTAATTTTATTAGATGCAGTGAAAGAACGATATGAGTTTCCTGAGTTGCGTAGAGTCGCGCTTGAACAATACGGCTACTGGAATCCAGAAACAGTCATCATAGAATCAAAAGCTTCTGGACTACCCTTAACTTATGAGTTGCGTAAGATGGGAATTCCTGTTATAAATTTTACACCTAGTAGAGGCAATGATAAGCATACTAGGGTAAACGCAGTATCTCCGCTCTTTGAGTCGGGACTGATATGGGCGCCCAAAGAAATGGAGTTTGCACAAGAAGTTATTGAGGAATGCGCAGCTTTTCCTTATGGCGATCACGATGACTTGGTAGACTCAATGACACAAGCTGTAATGAGATTTAGGCAAGGTGGCCTAATTCAACACCCTGAAGACTATCAGGATGAAATAATTCCACCTAAACAAAGGACGTATTATTAATGGAATTTGAAAGTTACGCAGATGTAATAGATTCTTACAATTCTGGTGTAGGAGTTGAAGCAGGAGAATCCTTGACGGACTACATAAAAAGGAATAACATACAAATAAAAGAAATCAGCATGGATCCCATGGGTGATTTTGAAAAAATTTTAAAAGGAAGTAGACCTATGGAAAAAGAAGGTATCATGCAAGCATCAGCAAAAACAATTGATCCAAGAGTAACTATGGAAGCTATCGTAGAAGAATTTATCAAAAGAAAAAAACGAAGACCTAGAAGTATTGATGAACTAAAAGAATTTTATTTTGAAATGTCTTCTGGTGGAGGAGATACAGAAGAAATGAGAATGGCTAAGTATATGCCAGGTAATTATAGTCAAGAAGATTTAGATGCTTACGAAAATTACAAATACAATATGAACGAACAAATGCCAGGATTTCCAATCATGGAAATAGATGACTTCTTAAGAATGGAAGAAGGTCAAGCTAGAGCTGGTGTTGCCGTTGGAGGATTACCCGGTATCTTAGGAGTTTAATTTGAAACTCCATCATTATAATGAAGCCTATGCACATATGGTCAGGCGAAAACCATTTGCCAATGGTTCTGAAAAACCTACACCAAGAACTTTTAAAGATAAATTAAATACACTAAAAGAAGCTTCAAGAGGCCTGGACCCTGAATCTACATTACGTCTTTTTGATTTCTATCTTCAAGAGGCTATAGCCAAAGGACAAATTACCGAGGATCAGGCATCAGGAATCTATCAATCACTACCTCAAGCAGAAATAAAAGAAACAATAGAAACTTACAAAAGAGAAAATTTTGCAGAAGGGACGGATAATCCAATGAGGTATATAAAAGAAGGGCCGGATGGTTATAGGATTAATTATTCTAGAAATATACTTCAAAGAAAAAAAGGACCATTTAAAACTTTAGAAGAAGCAAAAAAAGCAAGAGACAAACTTGACATAGAATACGATAAATTAAAAGCACAAAAAGGAGTGGTCGAACCCGCTATTAAAAAATTAAACAATCCACCAGACCCTAAAAAACCTTGGAGATATTTAAGATCAGGAAGTCAAAGAGGACCTAAAAAAGCAAAAAGAGTAGTAGAATATTTTGCAACAGAAGCAGAAGCTAAAGCTGCACAAACTGCTGCAACAAAAGCAAAATTTGCTAGTCAAACTAAAGTGCCTCAATCTGATTTTAATAAAATTAAAGCTAGAATTAAAAAAGGAGATACACTAGCAGAAATAGTTAAAGATTATAAAGATGCGGATGAAGATACATTAAGAAATTTTTTAAGAAAAAATGATACTACCTATTCTCAATTAACTCCTAACGTAAGTTATATAGATGATAAAAAATCTTTAAATTATATAAAAAAGAATTATGGAAAATTAAAAGGTGAAACAATGGGTAAAGCCCTTTACCCTGATTTACCTGCATCAACTCAACAGTCAAGAGTTCGTAAACTAGTTGCAAAATTATTAGCAGAAAAAGAAATTACCTACACCCCTGCTGCTATGATTGAAGAGTATAGAAAAGAAAAAGGTTTTGATCCAGAGACTTCAAAGAAAAAAGTTAGAGATGTTAGAAGAAAAAAAATTAAAAAGTTTAGTGTGCCTGCTTTTGAAAGAGCTATGCAAGGAGATAAAGCATCACAGCTTTCTCACTTAGATGATTTAGGTTCTGAATTAGTTAGATTTGAAACTCTTGGTTATTCTCCTCAACGAATAAATCAAGAGATATTAAAAAACGTAGATCCTTATTTAAATCAACTTTATGAAGAAAGAGCTAAACTTTTAAAAAATAAACCAAAAGGTTATATCGACAAAGTAAATAAAATTAATGATAAAGGTGCAGCTGTTGCTTATGGAACTAAAGGTTATAAAAGCTTTAAGGTAGAAGAACCTATTACAGGAAGAACTTATAGATTAGGATATGATGCCTCTAAAACAGTTGATCCTTTTGGTCAGTTCGGAAGCAAAACAATTCAAGAAGTATCACCAAAAGTTTTTAGAGGTAATATAAAAGCATTAGAAAAAATAATACCAGACCCTGTAGAAAGATATCTTTTTATAGAAAATGCTAAAGCAGTTCAAGAAGCTCAAACAAAAGTTCCAAAAGTTGAAATGGATAAGGTAGCTCAAAATTTAGAAGAGCTTGGATTTGATACAGATCCTTATAAGAAAAAAATGTTAAATGTTGAAGGAGAAAGAATGACTCCTATTGAATATATGTTAGCAGAAGAATCTAAACAAAAAGTTGTTCCACAAACTAAAAAAGATAAAATATTAAAAAACATAGGTAAGGGAGCAAAAGCAGTTGGTAAGGTTATTAAACCTTTAGGTATTGGTTTTGGAGTTAACGCAGTTAAAACTGCGATTACAAAAGCAGAGGAGCAAGGTTTAAATTTAAATTTTGCAGATAAAGTTATGGCGTTTGATTCTGGAGATGCAGAGATAGCTATTAACAATGCAAAAAGGAGAGTAGATCCAAAGTTTGCTGCAGAAGAAAGAGCAAAAGACTTAGCACAAATGGAAGATGATTTTGAAGAAGTAGGACAATCAACATTCGGGAAATATAATGAACAGATCAAAAACATCAAATTACCCTAAGACCTGGCTCCTGCCGCCTGAATCAGGACCCACGCCACAGGGGTTGAAAA